CTCACTGGAATTCTCATCAACATTGCAAGAACCTCCGATGACGATGGAAAGAGAATTGTGGCCATCAAGGATTTAATGGACCGCCACGAAGGAAGGGCCGTCGAAAGAAAAGACGTAACGCATCACCTGGAGAAGCTTTCTGACAACGAACTTGACGCCATCCTAAAAACGGAGCTGTCGGAAGCCGCGCCCGTCGCAGACGAGAAATCCCCGCATTAGGGAGCGAAAGCGAGCATTAGCGGAGCGAAAGCGACCGTCTAGGCTATAATCAAAGAGTGCAAGGAATTCGAACAGAGAACCCCGTCATTTCCACTGGCGCCGCTGAGTGCTTAGACTACAACACCAGTGAGGCCATGTTTTCTTCCGCCATCTTTCAAGCAGAGCCGGCGAATCAGGGAACGATTTATATCGGCGATTTGAATGTGACGAGACAATCCGGTATTGCGCTAAAACCCGGCGACCAGTTGAAAATAGTCGGGGATTTCCGGCGAGACGGCACTGACGAATTCATGCTCAACACTTTTTTCATGATCGCGGACGCAGGGGACGCGGTTCGCATTCAATTGTTCCAGAAGAGAACAAGCCAGAATGCTCAAAACATTTAAGGGGTAGGGGGAAGAAATGGCTCAGATCGTAAAGGGAGACAGCATTGTCAGCGAGCTGCATGGCCGCTTCTACTGGCAGAACGTAAACCAAAACGTGTATGCCTTCGGTTTGGCGAACACCGCGCTCACTTCACTCAACGCCATTGCGACGGGGTTGACGGCGACAGCCACGCCAGTGATTGGCGTCTATAACCCACCCAATAGCGGCGTGAACCTGGAAATCCTGCAATGCACAATTATCCATACGACCCTTTCCAACTCCGCCGTCAATACCGGCGGCTTTGATTGGGTGGTGAGTCTGCCTAACCAGAGTGCTATTTCAACGGGCTCGACTCCTTGGAACTGTGCGACCCTCACGCAAGCGGGCTCCGTCGCTAAAGCTTTTGCCATGACAACGGCAATCACTGGTCTCACGGGATCCCTCGTAGACACTGGCCTTCCGGTCGATGTCGGGAACTTCACCGCCGCAGGAGCGGCAACCGCGGTGTCGCTCTTCACAAGCTCCAACACCCACAACGTGGACGGCGGCCTACTGGTTGTGCCGGGAATGTTTGTCGGAGTGATGAATTTACTTTCGACGACCACGGTAAAGGTCTCTGCCGGCTTGAAATGGGCGGAGTATCCCATACCCGCGGGCCTAGTCTAAAATTCTTCCTTTCTCTGATTCATTGGTATCTCTGTGACGAAATAGGTTCGCAGGCGCCGCCCCTAAAAAAGGCGGCGTTTGTGTTTTTGCGGGAATGTTCCACGTGGAACATTGCGTGGAACAAAAAAACGTTCCACGTGGAACAATAAAAGACATCAGTGATCGACCTAGCGCAAATGTCCCGCCCCGAGAAGCTTCTCCTGTATGACGTATTACAGGAAAAGAAGCGCCGCGAACGTGAAAAGGGCGCCGTCTACAAGCCTAACAGTGGACAGCTCCCCGTCCACGTCTCCCAGAAGACCACAAGGCTTGTCACCTCCGGCAATGGTGCTGGCAAGACGGCCATGGGTTGTAACGAAGCGTTATGGTGGTGTCAGGGCTATAACCCCATTACCAAACTTTTCACCAAGGTCCCGGCCCGTGTCATTGTGGTGCTCGACCATCCTGACAAGGTCGCTGATCAGTGGCTTCCTGAGCTCCAAAAATGGGCCAATATCAAAGACGAGGACCTGCACAAGCGGGGAAAGCCCTATGTTTCAAAAATTGCTCGCCCTAATAACTCTGAAATTCTGTTCATGTTCCACGAGCAAAGCCCGCTGCAATTTGAATCAATTGAGACTGACTACATCATTTTCGACGAGCCTCCGCCCCGGCATGTGTGGATTGCCCTACGCCGTGGTGCTAGGAAAAAGGGACGAGTCCCTAGATTTCTCATCGTTGCGACACTGACCACCGGCGCCTGGTTACGAAAAGAAATCCTAGATCCGTGTGCCGAGGGAAATCTGCCCGACACCGAGTGTTTTAGATTCTCCACAAGGTGTAACGAACAAAATTTGGCTGAAGGGTACATTGACAGTTATTCGTCGATACTTAGCGAGCGAGAAAAGCTCATAAGAATAGAGGGACAGCCGTATGACCTTGAGGGATTGGCTCTCGCCCACCTTTTCGACAGATCAGTGCATGTCATCCCGCCCTTCCCTTGGCGAAAGGAAGATCCGACCGTTGTCGTCATCGACCCGCATCCGTCCAAACCTCATCACGCGATACTTCTCGGGTGTGATAAGGAGGGCTTTCTCTACTACCTCAAAGAATTTAAGGAAAAATCCATTGCCCGCGTCTTTGGAAAGCATCTTAAGGAGTTTTACCGCGGCTATCGGGTCGTGGACATCGTCTGTGATTGCTTGGGAAACGCTGAATATACGGGCGGCGAGGGATTTAAGTCATTTATCCAAATCCTCAGAGAGCCCGACGTTGACGTGCAAGTCAGGGCCACGACCTACGACGATAAACAAGACGACGATTTCATCGACCGAATTAAATCGGCCATTGGAATTCCGGAAGAGCCCAATAATTTCGGCCAGTGCATTCCAAAGTTCAGGATTTTCGATGGAAATCCAGGGATCGTTAGTAATATCGAAAACGTCCAATGGCTAAAGTACCGAGGTTATGACGACGAGTTCCGTCCCAAGCTCGATATTACCGACAAAGATTTTCTCTCATGCCTCAAATATGGGCTCGCGACCAATCTCACACCTCTCAAGGGAAAAGCCAAAATCTACAGGCGTACGGGAGGAGCTGAAACTTACGGCATTACGCCCAAAGATTCTGTCCCTGGCGGCTGGCGGCAGGATTTTAGAAGAATCAAATCGCGCTTTCAAAGGCAAAGGGATCAGGCTAAGAAGGACAAAGAAAGTTTTGAGGATTTTTAAATGGATTTGTCGCGGCTTGAAAAATTGCTCAACCTCACCCAATCCGAGAACGACCATGAAGCATTAGCGGCGGTGCGTGCGGCAAATACCATTCTCAAGACTCACAATAAAAGATGGGTAGATGTCTTGCGACTTCAAGGTGGTTTTGGCGATAGTATTCGAATTGATTTCCGCGAGTCGGCGGTCAACGACGATATTTTACGATGGGCGCGGGAGGCTGTGAATCAGCAGCAAATGGATATGTCAGCGTTCTACCAGCGGCAGGCTCAGCATGCGCCAAACGGAAATTATTCTGGTGGCGCTCAAGAGGCCCAGATGGAAGACATAAAAGAAGCCCAGAAAAATTTTGAACAATAGCCCCCCCAAAAAAACATTGGTGGAAGCCATTATTATGAAATTCGCCCCATCCGACTACGTCAGCCTCATCACGATCACCCTCGTTCTCATCTACGACTTTTGGCTAGCCAGAAATGGCGAGAGTAATACGTTAAGTTTCCGCTGGGCCAGATGGGCGAGACAGTGGCCGATTATTCCGCTTTTGGCGGGGATACTTTTGGGCCATCTCTTTTTTCCGAATCATGGTTTTTGTCCGTAGGCGGGAGTAGCCGGGGTGAGAATCGAACTCACTACCCTCGGATTATGAGCCCGAGATGCAGCCATTACACTTCCCGGCATCATCAGCCCTAAAACCTGAATAACACGCGCTTTTGTTAAACTAAACTCCAATGTCAGAGTTTAACAACGAGCAATACGTCGCGTCAACCGAAAGACGCAAGGCATTAAAAGGCGTTGAAGCAACGCTCCGAGACCAAATTCCAGGTAGACTCGCCGAGTTACTCGACGAAAAGGGCATCGGCCAAAAAGTCTCGAACGTCTGGCAAATCGGCAACGCCAATAGAACTACATGGCTCGAACGCCAGCAGGTATACCTCAAAGACTGGGATGAGTTTCTTGTCTCAACGAGCATGGGTCCCTTCTCCGGCAGTTCCAACCTCCACATACCGCTACCGCTAGTCATCTCCAAAACCATTCACGCGCGGTTTATGCAAGCGCTCATGGGCATCGACCCCCCGTTTCTGATCAAGGGCCGTACGGAAGGAGAGCAAGAGCGTGCGGACCTCATCACGGGGCTAGTGCGTTATATCCTTCAAGACCATTGCAATGAATTTGATGGAATAGAAGAGACCGTGGATCGATGGCTATGGGATTGGGTGACCACGGGAAGCGCCATTGTCAAAGGTCGCTGGGACTGTGTGTACGAGCGTTTTGTCGACGTGGAAGAGTACCAAAAGCCAGGGCCTCCGCAGTATAGGACGAACCCGCAGACCGGCCGGCAGGAGATGCACCGGACGACGCAAAAAGCAGAAAGAGACGTCACAAAGACCGTTACCAAGTTCGAGGGAATGTATTTTGACCATAAGCTGATGGAGGACATCCTCATCATTGGCGGTGTCGGTGGTGATCCGCAAAAAGCCGATATTGTGATGGATAGGTATTTTCTAACGGCCTCTGACATCTGGACTCTCGTCGATAGAAATTTGTTTCGTGAAGAAGAAGCGCGTACCGTGATTGCTCAGGGACGTGATCACACCATGGGAGCCATTGCGGGAAATATAAAGCTCCAGCGCGCGCACGATGCGGGAAAGGTGGTCTATAGGTCTACCGCTGAACTTGATAGATTCGAGATCCTTGAGAGCTACATGAAATTCGATGTTGATGGTAGCGGCATCAATTCCGAAATCGTCGTGTGGGTCCATTACCGATCACGCCTCCTGCTGCGCGCGAACTATTTACGTCGAATGATTAAAAGTGGCGAGCGGCCTTTTTTCAAAATCGATTATCACAAGCGCCCCGAATCAGAGTACGGGGTCGGGATCGTCGAGATGATGCATCCCCTCTCGGTCGAGACTGACGCTCTCCACAACATGCGTATCGATTTCGGATTGCTCAGTACCATGCCGTTTGGTTTTTATCGGTCGACGTCCAACGTGCAGCCGGAAATTCTTAATATAGAGCCTGGTGCTCTTATTCCACTCGATAACCCGCAAACTGACGTTTATTTTCCCAACCTTGGTAATCGTACCGCCTGGGGCTTCCAGGAAGAAGAAGCGATTTATACTCTCGTCGAGCGTCTCACCAGTATCTCCGATATCAATCAGGGAGTGATGACCGGGGCGCAGGGTCCAACTCGAACCGCCACTGGGGCTCGTGCGCTCCTTGGGGAGTCGAATAGTAATCTCGATGTCTACCTTCGCCGGCTTAACCGGGGGTGGAAGAAGCTTCTTCAATTTACGTTTCACATGCTCCAACAGCGATTGCCTCCGGGATTTATGTTTAGGGTCTTGGGTGATGACGGTCAAGACGTTTGGAAGGTGCTCCAGGACCGCAGTGAATTAATGGGAGACTTTGATTTTCAGGTTGTGCCGAATAGCACGCAGTCCAACATCCAAATACAGCAAGAGACGGCCCAGAACATTGTGCAGATGACGCAAAACCCTCTCGACATTCAACTGGGGCTCGTGACGCCACAGACAAGGTATGAAGCGCTTAAAAACTGGTACAAGACGAATAACGTCAAAGAATTTTCTCGGTATCTCACCAAACCAAAAGACTACCAGTATATCCCCACTCCCATGGAAGAAGTCCAAAGGCTACTTCGCGGGATGGATGTGCCAGTCCTGCCGAATGCGGATCACCAAGGTTTTGTCGATTACGTCACGATGATTCAAAAGGATCCGGATCTCTTAGGCCAGTGGACGGTGCAGCAGTCACAAGTCATTTTTGCCCAGCTCAAAAAACATCAGCAAATGTTGCAGGCGCTTCAAGAGATGCAAGCGCAGCAGGCCAACGCCAACCAAATGCGTCAGAACGCACAGAATGCGTTTCAGCAGGCAAGCCCCGGTCAAAATCCGATGCTCAACGCGCCTCCAGCCGGCGCGCAAAGCCCCCCGGCACCAGGTGGCGGTGGGCAACAATTACCTAGCACCGGGGGAATGCCCGGCCAACCGCCCCAAGTGCAGGTGACCCGGCAATGATGACGAATAGTACAAGAAAAAAACTGAGTCTCGAAGAGAAGGCTGAGTTTCTAGAACTCACCGACACCGACGGCTTTCAGGTCTTTATTTCAATACTCGCCGACATTCTCATTGATCTGGAAAACAGAGTGATGAGTCACCCTCTACTTACCAAAGAAGACGAGCGAAAGATTTTTATTTTTAAGAGCCAGTACGACGGCGCCCGAAAGATGCTTAGTGATCTAGATGGTCGCATTCAGAAAATTCGGTTGGAGGCGTCAAACTCCACGCCCGAGGGGAAGGGTTCCCCCCGCGCGCATTAAAAGACGATTCATGTCGCGAAAGCGACTAACCACGTAATGGTGCAACAATGGCAGACGAAAAAGTAGACCCTGGAAAAACTAACGAGAAAGCGGCGCCAGCAGCGGCTTCTGCGGACGATGTCAAAAACCTAAAAGCGGAATTTGACAGGAAGCTCACCAACCTTGACGCGACAAATAAACAACTTGTAGCGAGCCTTCAAGCACTCGCGAAGCAAGTGGCCCCTCCCGTAAAGAAGGAGCCCGAAGCAAAGACGAAAAAGCTCCAAGATGTCTGGTACGATGATCCAGAGACGTCTAAAAAAATGATTGTCGAAGAGACGCTCAGCATCCTCCAATCTCAGCAGCAAAAGGGCCAGGAGGCCGCCCAAAAGACCCAGAAAATAATGCAAGCGCTCCAGAAGGATTTCCCAGAGCTCAAAGACATCGATGATCCCTTAAGCCAAAAAGCCATTGAGATTTTCGAAAAATATTCCGAAGAAGAAAAACAGAATCCTATCGCCTATAAACTGGCCGTGAAGGAAGCGGCCGAGGAGATCGGCGTGAAACCTAAAAGTAAAAGAACGAGTAGTGACGATGACGACGCTTTTTCGCTCAGTCAATCGACGGCCAAAGGTGGAAGAGAACATGAGCCGGGTAAGCGGCGTGGGAAGCTTGATCCCAGGACGATGGAATTTGCAAAGCTCATGGGCGTCGATGTTGAAAATGAAAAAGTCGTCGAAAGCTTAAAAACTCGTCAGCGCGAAGTGCGTGACTGGATGAAGTACAACTAAGGGGAGATTTTTCTTATGGCATTACGACAAGGTCGCCGGCCGCTCAGCACCAAACCTCAAGCGCCGGTGATGAATTATGACGACATTTTCGGAAATAATTTAACCATCTCCAAGGAACTCCAGGCGGAGCTCGAGCAAAAGGGGTTAGTAGCCAGGTTCGTGGACGCGAAAAAATTACACGAATTTAACGGCTATCATCCCAAGGGCTGGGTGCCCTATAAGCGAGAGAAAAAGATTGGTTCTGCTACAATGGACGGAGATGAGTTCAAATTTGGCAATGACCCTAGTGGGTGCATCCGAAGAGGGTCACTCATTTTGGCCGTCAAGACCAAAGAACAGGCCCAGAAGCATCGACAATTCTTGGACCAACGCGCGGAGCATCAACTCTCCAGCAACAACGATGCAGTGCGCGCTCAAGAACTCAAACAATTTGCCCGCGAAAAGGGTCTAGACACCAAAGTCATCGAAGGTGTCGACGATAATGATGAATAGGCGCTGGCCGCTGCCAGCAGAGCAAGGAGCCTTCTAAAATGGCATCAAATACGGTAAATCCCACAGGAGCTCGGCCTTGGGGCGAAGTGCGTAGGGCTAACTGGTACGTCTCTGGCGGGGCCATTTATCCAGGCGATTGGCTCATTCAAAATAGTTCGGGGCAGGTGGTTGTGGCCACGTCTTCGACGGCCCTTTGTGGAGTCGCGGCTACTTACACGTCGGCGTCGACCCAAGCGGTATTGGTCTATGATCATCCGGATCAGACTTTCGTCGTGAAATCCTCGGGCACATATCCTGCGACCCAGGCCGACTTTCTTTACAATTTTGATGTCATTACGACCGCAGGAAGTTCGACCTATAAGCTTTCTCGAATGGCGTTGAACGGCGGCACTCATCAGTTGACGACAGCGACCATTCCGCTGAAAGCGCTGACGTACGACAACCGCCCGGACAATGTCCTGGGCAACAGCAATTTGGACGTGGTCGTTATTATCAACAACCACTCGCTTAAGGGCGGAACCGGAACGACCGGGGTCTAAAACTTTTAAAGGAGGCATTTCGTGCCTGCACCTCTCACAATTCGCAGTCAATATTCGGACCTGTTCGGTTCGACGATGCTTCCGGTGCTCGAGGAAATTTTTCGAGCGGAGTTGGCCCTTCACCCAAGTCTCCGGGAACGCATTTTTAAGGTGGTGCCTACTGACAGGGACATTTGGCAATCAACGGAAATTCATGACCTGAAACTGTTCACCCAGATTTCAGAGGGTCAGGATTACGTTTTTGACCGCGTTCACCAGGGTGCGAACTTAACCCTCACCGTCGTAAAATACGGCCTTGGTTTTTCGATTTCCGAAGAGGCGGTTGACGACGGAAAATTTGACTTGATTGGTGACATGACCCGGCGGCTAGCGCGCTCCGGCTATGAGACGCAGATGGTTAACTCCATGGCGGTCATCAACAACGGTTTCACGACCCAGACAACCGCTGACGGAGTGTCGCTTTTCAATACGGCGCACACGCTGCCCTCGGGCTCCACTTTCCGAAATCAGCTCACGACCAATTCCGATTTGTCGGTGACAAGTCTTGACGGCATGCTCTCTGACTTTGAGACGCAATTCGTTGGTGATACGGGAATTTTCTACCGCATCCGGCCTCGAATTCTCTTGGTTCATCCCAACGCCCGCCGGTATGCCTTAGAGCTGGTAGGCTCCAATCTCAAGGCGGATACGTCAGACAACAACGTCAATCCATTTTTAGACGACCAGTTGATGGTCTACTCCGACCCGCATTTGACGGACCAAGACCAGTTCACACTCTTGGCACTCCCCGAAGAGACTGGCCTGAGAATCGTCGTCAGAAAGCCGATTGAGACAAAGGCTGCGGGTCCGGATGTCGGTTTCAATAGTGATTCGATTTACTACAAGAGCCGGTACCGAGAAGTGATCGGGACGACTCATCCCTACGGTGTTTTCTCCACTCCTGGAGCTCCGTAAAAATACCAGAAGGGTATTCCCCTTTTGAC